TTCTTTAAATTGAATGATTGGCTCATTAAAACCTAACTTATGTGACTCTAATATGAAAATTTCGGATAACATTATTCCTTTCAATACATGATAGAATGAAGATATGAAATGGCGTAAGCCTTGAGGCCAACCAAAAGTCATTTCTTTAACCACGAAAAATTCACCTGACTTTAGGATTTGATCTTCTTTTTTAGAGAAAAATTTTGATTTATTATTTCTGGTGAGTTCACCTTCAAGGATGAATTCTTTATTGATCCAATTATCTTTACAAACTTTGGAGATTCTTGTGTCAAACAAAATAAAATATTTTCTTGTCGATCTGAGGCACAGAACAAGAGTCATATAAGTGTCTTTAGTTATCATCGATTTCTTGTACATTAAGAAAATAAGAGCCTCAAACTTTTCAGCCATATCAGCTCCAGACCATTTGGCCATGTCAATGTTAATAAAACCTCCTTCTCCTTCAAAAATCATTTCAGAAATCCTTCTGATTTTTTCAAATTCACTTTTTGAAACCAACTCGTCAGGACATTTTTCACAGAAAGCTCTGAATATATTTTGGACATAAAAGTGAATAGCTTTGCAGAAATAACTTTGAATCACTATTTCTCTATCTGCAGCATCTTTCTGAGGTTTTGTTCCTATCAAGCAAAAACTACCTAATCTATCATTTTCTTTTCGACACCAATCTAAGTATTCGTGAATATTGAATGAAACTTTATCTCTCTTTTTACTTTCTAGTTCAAAGTACTTCTTCATCATCTTGTAGTGAAGAACTCGACCTTTTTCCTTCTTTAACGTGTAAGGGTTAACGCATGATGTCGAAGTTAAGAAATAAGTGTTAAATTGTTCTTCTAAAGTTTCTTCTATGTTAGTTTGTGACGGGCATAAGTAATTAGTCTTATATTTGTCTAATGCAAGACTCAGCATTAGAGGTGAAAAAGTTTTTTTTCTAGAGTCAGTGTTGATTTCAAGAGAGCCTGTTGTTAAATTTTCTCTTTGTACTATGGACTTAGAGACTGTTCTGTAGTTAGTTAAGTAGTTATGATAAGACGATGTCCTCTGTTCTGTTAAGTAGCTGTATAAGTTGCCAGTTTCAAAATAGTCTGACAGCTCTGTATAAAAACCTGTCCAATTATAAGCTCCTCGTATAAGTGTCATGTTCTCTTGAGAACCTTCTGAAATATCTTTATTTCTTTTTATAATTTCTAAGTTTTTACGGATCGCATCCAGAATATCAATTAGAACGATTAATTCAGTAAGTCTAGTCGGTGCAATGCTCAAATATTTCTTAAACAATCCTGGAGCTTTGGAGTAAGTTGAGAGCTGGACAATGTTAAAATACTTATAGAAAGAGAAAAGCTTTTTTATGTTTCGGGTTGGAAAGAAAAGAGACCAAAAGATCAGATTAAGTCTTTCCACATCTTTGACATAGAATGATATTGTTCTCACTGAGAGATATAATTGAGATCTATGAATGATTTCACAAAGTGTGAGAGTGTAAGGTCTGGATATATAGATAGAAAGAAGTTTCC